TATCGTATGCGATTAAGTTAGGTACGGCTCTACGCACTAAGCTAATTAGGATTGGGTCATAACCAGCAACTGGACCAGCAGCAGCGTTTGTTGATAAGCCTGAGAAGCCATCAGCAGATGCAGCGTTTGTTGGTGCGGCCTCACTTAAAAGTGAAGTCATGTTGGCTGATAAATCGCCAGATTCCATCAAAGCTTTTTCAGTGTTTTCCAACACAGTAGCTGTTACAGCTTTTTTGTGTTGGTCACTAATTGGTGAAAAAGATTCGTGCTCTAAAATAGGGCTCCACTTTTCCACAAGTTTTGTATAGTTATCCATTTGGATCTCCTTTATATTAAAATTAATTTAATTTACAATAAACCAAGTTAAAATTAATTATTCTTTTTCTTGTGATTGAATGCCTCTACAAGAGCATTAATAGATGTGTAATCAGAAGCTGGTTTAACGACTTCCTGTTCATCTAGAATAATTTCGTCATTTTCTTCTTGTAAATCAGATTGTGTTTCCACAGCTGGTTTGCTTGAAAAGAATGACTCCTTAATTACTTGAAGATTCTCGGTATAAGACTCTAAATCTTCAATATCAAGCTTTTCAGACAATACTTTCAAACGCTCTACCTGATTCTCAGATAAACCTTCTGAAAGCTCGTCAAATATTTTTTCTGCCTTGAAAGATGAGATTTCTCTCTGTAGGTCAATGTTCTCATTTACGAGTTCATTGCTCTTTGATTCAAGGTCTGAAACTTGTGTTTCGAGTTCTGAAACAATGTCAACGCTTTCGCCTTCAACAGTAATATTGTGTTCTGTGAAAAGACCTTTTAAACCATTCATTAATGATTCAGCCATTTCAACCTTAATACCACTTTCGATTGCAATTTCGTTTTCCTTTGTCCACTCTTGAACAACATAGTCGAGATACTTGTCTACGTTCTCAACAACTTCGTCCATTCTGGACTCAACTGCTTCTGATAACTCTTTATCAAGTGACTCTTCTAATTCTTCTTTAAGTGTTTCTGTTCTTTTGCTAACTTCTTCGTTAACAGCTGCGTCAAAAACAACACTAATTTTGTTCTTGAACTCTTCGGATAAGTCTTCGCCTTCGATTACTGAAGCGATAGAAGATTCTACAACAACCTCTTCGATTGTTTCAACTTCTTCTGTTTCAACCTCTTCCGCAGTAGGTACAGGTTCACCGGCCTTTTCTTGGCCAGGAACTACTTTTTTAGGTTCGACTGCATCTTTAGGCTTGTCTTCAGCGGTTTTCTTTAACTTGTCCTTTTTACCTTCTCCACCTTCTGGTGAAATAGGTGAAGGAACACTAGAAATTCCGTCGTCGGCTACGAATGAATTTTTTTCATCTGCCATTGTTATTTCTCCTTTAATTTGTTATAACAATTAATTTTTAAAACAATTTATAATTTGACTGTTTTTATTTATAATTTATGAGTTTCTTAAAGTACGGATAAATGTTTCAAACATTGTTGTTGCCGTTTCTTCATCAATTTTTCGTACTACACGATTTACTTTCTTTTCGACCTCTTCTACAATCTCATCAATAACATCAGCTATTTCTTGAGCTCTCCAAGTGTTTGAAGCAATATCATAGTAATACTCTCTATTCTCCATAATGCCATTTACAAAGGCATCAGGAGCAGAAGGATCTGTTACAATATCAACTGTAGATAAATGAAAGTCTTCTTGAACTTGCATTACGCCATCTTTTAGTTGTTTTACTGAACCAAGACCTCGAGTCGAAACTCCAATCTTTACTCCTTCGTCTATGAACGTTTTAACAATTTCTCCCATTGGTGTGCCAAGAATCTTAGCCTTACCATAGAAATTATTTCCATCGCGTCTCATTTCTGTAATTAAATGTGACACACGATCTCCGTTGATTGTTGGACCATCGGGATGTCCTAATTCACCTAGCGCTCTTTTTGTTTCAATGAAATCTTTTGAGTAACGATTCATTTCTTTTTCCAAAGTGTCGCAAGGATAAACTCTGCCATTGCGATTTTTAATATCACCTTGCATGAAGATACCTTCAATAAAGAAGGATTTCTTGCCGTTCTCGGCAGCCTCGGTAATAATCTCGCAATCTTCTGTGTATTCTGATATAAGTTTCATAATTGTACCTATTTAAGTATTATTTATACCCTTAACCAACAGTTATTTCTGCAAATTGAAGAACTTCATTATATGATTCTTCATCGTTTAATAGTTTACCAGCCATATCTTTGGCATCTCTTGTATTTAACTGTTTAAAGAAATCTGTTAATAATTTAGCCTGATCTTTGTCAACCTTTATTCTTTTACCATTATCAAGTTTGGCTTGGCCTGGTCTTGCTGTGACTCTTGAACCAGATATTTTAATTGATGATTCTTCAAGTTCTTTATTTGTAGATTCTGCAAATCCTAAAATACCTGCTTTATCAAACATTGCTGCTGCTGACATTGGGCTAGGTTTTGGATTTGAAAGTTGGTCACCTTTGGACCATGCATAAAGTGATTTAACATTACTAAATACACTAGCAAGTTTATTTTGCCACCACTCTTCTGGGTCAACACCACTCTTTAAATATTCTTGTATTTCTTCTGAAGCATAACAAATGAAATGTAGTTGTTTCATCATCATTGGAATTTCTTCTTGGGGACTCTCTAGAAGTTCTTCCTCTGTGCTGATTTTATCTAACATTTCTTTAAATGTCACTTTAATTTTTCTGCCACCAGACACACCGATTTCAACAGCTGAAGGTGATAGTTTGTCTTGTTTTACTTTTGGAGCTTCATCTGGTTGAGCATCAAGAGTATCAGCTGAGTCTGTTTCAGTTTCTTCCTCAACTTTTTCCTCTTCGCCCATACAGTTTGAAGCATATAAACCTTCAAAAGTTGACTTTGAACAGCCATACTTTTCTTTGATTTTTTCATACATTTCGTGTTTGGAACAACCAGAAGCATGAAGTTTTATCATATCCTCAACACATGCTGATTCATTATAACCTTCTTCTTGTTCTGGAGCGTCATTAGGATCTTCATCACCCATGTTCTCAGGTTTCTTGTTTTTAAAACCAAGGATTTCAGTAATGGATTGATATTCAACACTTTCAGATCTTTGAGCATTTCTTTCGGCTTCTTTAGCCTTTTGAATTGCCTCTTTAGCTTTTTCTAATCTTTCCTGAGCCTTTTTCAAGCGTTCTTTAGCTTTCATTTTCTTTTCTAGCTTATCTGCTTGTCTTTCAGCTCTATCTGCTTGACCAGAAGTTGTAAATCTGTCAATTGTTTGTCGTTTAATACCTCTACCAATTGCTTTTGCGGCACGACCTATAACTTCATCAATCTCTTCTTCTGTAAGATCTTCTAAATCATAATTGTCTAATGCTTCTGCAAGAGCGTTCAATTGCTCTTCAGACCAATCGTAGTCATCAGTAAGTTCTTCATCATCGACAACGATTGTATTACCTCTTTTAGGTAGAGTTTGAGAAACTTTCTTTTTGTAGGCTTGGTCGTATGCTTTTGCATCGTCACCTTTGGCATTATCTGCCGGGCGTTTCTTTGGCGTAAGACCATCGATGTCACCTGTGAATTGATGATCTAAAGCAACAGGATGATCGATTTTCTCAATCTCATGTTGTCCTTTAAATCTCTTTTCTTCAGGTGCCTTAGGTTGGCCTACCTCGGAAAGAATGTCTTTAAATTGTTTCATATTGAGTCCCTATTTAATTCTATTTAACTATTTATTAAAAACCTTGATCTTCATCATCAAATGCACCAGCAGCTCTTTCTTGTTCAATTTCGTCTTCCATATCTTTTGCCTGGACATCAGTCATCTGTAAGACATTTTTAACAATCCACTGGTGAGAGAAATATTTGCCTGTATAATCTGCTACATCTCTCAATGTTGTTAATCTTTCTCTTAAAATCTCAGCTTCTTTCAATTCTTCAAAATAGTTATCCTTTACAAAATCATATCGTATTTGATTTCTAATTTCGTTAAATTCTTCCGGTGTTAAAACTCCTTTTAATACCAATTGTTTTTCTAACATTATATTGAATAGCCAAGAAAACCTTGTTCTTACTCTACGAATAAACTTACCAAATTTAAGTTCATCACGAGTAATCTCAGACGCACGACCAAAAGTCGCTTGTGTTTCTGGTTCCAATCTTGTTAGAGGTACCTTCAACGCTTTATATAATTTACGTTGAAAATACTGAAGGTTCTCATCTGTACTCAAAGCCTGAGCAGCACCTCCAGCTAGTGTGTCAACCTCAGTTGACCTTTCACCACCTCTACGTGGGAACCAAAAGTCCTCTGTCATTGTCAACATTTTACGAGCATCTGTTATTTCACCTGTTGACGAATTGTATTGTAACTTGTTTTTGTGTCTGGACATCATATCGCGAAGATATTGTTCAGCCTTATTTTTTGGCAAGTTACCTACATCAATATAGAATATTCGCCTTTCCGGTGCTCGAGTCAATGTATAAATGACCGTAGCGTCTTCAAGCATGCGAAGTTGATTCAGAGCTTTAATTGATGGATGTAAATGAGATAACACTAAACTGTTATTCTCATTCATTAATCCTGAAGTAACTCTAGCAATAGAATCCTTCGCAATTTTAAAGCCTGTAGTTCCACCAGGAACCGGTGAACCAACACCACCAGTGCTTGTATTCTGGAATCCCGTATCTGAATACATAAAGTATTCATTTTTTACTCTTTTTGTCGGAACGCCAGAGTGTTTATCTTTTCCTTTCTTGTCGACCTCTCGTATTAATTTAATCTTTCGAGGATCAACATACCTTAATTCAATAATGCCTTTCTTGACATTTTCTTCATCAATGATGATATGATAATTTAATCTACCATCAACATAGAATTTTTGGAACATATCATAAGCATTATTTGTAAAATCTAATAATGATAATATGTTATCAAATTCATCAGTTATTTTAGTTTTTACCTTTTCGGGCAGTTGAGTTTCACCCAACGAAATTTCAACTACTGAGTCATTAGTATCAATACTAATTGCCTCATTTACGATGTCATCAACTGCCTGACTAATTTCAGGCTGCATCGCCATGTGTCTATATTTTGTAATTAACTCAGATTCGGTTTTTGCCGAACCTTCCATATCCAAAATAGTATTATAAAAACCACCTAGCGCATTACCTACTGTAATTGCACCATCATCATTTAAGGGCTCTGCAAATGAAACCGGTACGTTTTCGATTTCATCTCCGGCCCTCTTTATTTCAAAGCCAAAAATTTTCAAAATATCACCTTTTTAAATTATGTAGTTGGAATTCCAGTGCTGCCTTCAACTCTCCAGAAGTCGTATGCAAATGTCACACCGAATTCCTCTATAGCATCAACATTTGACCAGTCCATATCAATTTGGTCAAGAGTTATTGGATACATGCCTTCAAATACATATGATCTGATTGCATCACCATCTTTGCTATATTGTGTAATTACGGCATTGGATTTATAATCCTGAGGTAATGATCGAACATTACTATCGTGAGTATTGATAGCGTTCATCCATGCCTCCATGCCGTTTCTTACAATAAAATCCTCATCATTAATTACTGTAACTGTCCAGTCATCAAATGTTCTGTCTCCAGCATATTTGATATTACGACCGAAATAAGGTACCTCAAAAGACCCTATGTTAGAAGCTGGAATACCAGCTGTTCTTACCATAAATGGGACTTTAAAATCTGCCTCAGGAGCTACAGGATTGAGTATTTGCACTTGGAAAAGGGAAGACCGAGCACCACCACCTACTAATTGTGATTTAAACTCGTTAATATTAAATGCCATTCTCGTTTCTCCTAATTATCTTTTAATTATTTATTCTATTAAATAGAACCCACGATTTCTTCAAATTCAATACCACTTCTTGTTGCAACAAATGTAAGTTCGATTACATTAATAGAACGAGCTGGTTTAATGAAGATATTGGCTCTAAATTTACCCTGATCCACCACAGCTGGTGTGTTTACTGTGCTATCAGAAATTACTCTGAAATCAACAATGCCTCTTCTTCCTTGAATGTCTCTCAAGAATGGTTCAACAATATTTTTGAACTGTGTTTGTGAGAATTCATCATTCAATTCAAATAAGAATGATTCAGCTGTATTAGCAATTACTTTTTCAACAGCAATGAATAGTCTTCTTACATTCAATGAACCAAATGCACTTGGTAAACCTAAACCAGTTTTATCACCGAATAGAACAATACCTTGTCCCACTTGACTCATTACTGGGTTTACCTCTGCACTGTAAAGTTGGTCTCTCTGTGCTTTATTTGGGTTGAAAGCAAGTTTAACTACATTTTTAATTACACCTTTACGGAAACCGGCAGGGGATTCATAAGGTTCAACACGAGAAGCAAGACCAGCCATGTCACCATTTAATGGGACATATCTGTATACATCATTGTACTTGTCGTATCTATATTTGTAACCAGAATCCATAAACCAGTATGAACTGTTCTGAAGTGCGTTTCTATATGCAATTACGTTTGTAAGTTTAGCATTTGTTTTGTTTTCATCAACAACTGCTTCCTTAGATGGTGAAATAAATGCAACAGCATCTTTTCTGGAATCTGTGACATTAGAAATAATGTAATTTGCAAGATTACCAGCATTATCACCTTTACCTTGGAGAACAAATGAAACATCAATTTCGTTTGAATTTGCAAAAAGATCATACCCTTCAGCAAGAGCACCTAGACCAGTTGCACTTTCAGAAGTACCATCTGTACCATTTGCAAGACTTTCATACGCAATTGTTTTTGATTCAAAGTGTGCAGTATTTGCAACTTGAACAAAATTTGATCTTTGGTCAATAACATCTACGTAGTAGTTTGTTGTACCATCAGATAATCTTGCTCCGGCAGTTGTAGAGACATCTGAGAAGAGCTCTATAATACCATTTGTTTCACCTGTAATTGAACCATCTGTATCAACGACTGCAATATGATAGTTATCAGTTTGAGGTGCTTTACCAAATACGCCTGAATGTTTCCATTTTCTTTCAAGTGAAAGTTTACTTAAATCTGTTTCAGTCAATAAGTAATTTGAAGCAAATGTGAAAGCATATTCATATGATGTAATCAATGAAGTGTTTGATGTCGGATCGCCGGCACTATCTAGTGAGCTTTCAGTAATAGCAGATAAAGAAAGTTCTTGATAACCGACAGAGTCGTTACCAATTCTAATTATATCACCTACGTTAATATCGGCAACTGTTAATCTGTCATTAGGAACAACTTCAAATGAAGTAGTGTTACTATTGAAAGATATTGTTTGTGAAATTTGTGTGTTTCCAGTTATTCTTGAAGCAGTAATGTCAGAAACTTCAATCAGTACATCTGAGAAATCCTCAGATTTGACATACGCAACATCAATGGAATTACCTAATGCGCCTGGATACAATGCATCAAAACCACCGAAAGTGTGGAGTTGTGTGTTTGCATTTGAAGTATCAGAAGCAGAAGCTGTAACTGCGCCATTATCAACACGAGCTACATATAATGCATTTGCATACGAAAGGTAATCTGCTGCAACGAAAAATGTTTCATAGTTATCATTGGTTGGTTCACCAAAACGACTTACTAATTCATTCTCCGAAGAAACAAGGATTGCTTCGCCTACAGGACCCCATCTAAATACACCTGCAATAGCGGCAGGTGGTGTTGCGATGGCCGGTACCGCTGTTGATGCGTCCACTTCACGAATTATTACGGAAGGACTTACGGAAAAAGCCATATTATTTCTCCTTTAATATTATCTATTTAAAACCTATTTTAATAATCAGTTATCACCTTTATTTATAAAAAATAAAGTTTATACCTCAAATGAACGATTGGATACATCTACCCAACCGTGTTCATCTCCTATTGGTTCACCTGTATCAATAAATCCAAAGGGAAGTAATTCTTCATTTAGCTGTTCCTCGGTCTTTTCTCTTAATTGTGCCAAGGTGTTTATATCTGTCAGTTCTCTAAAAAATCTGTCATCAGTTAGCCATGCAAAGATGACTAGGTTCATGACAAGGTCGTCGTGAAAACCGGGTTCAGCTTCGTAAGAATATCCTTTCTTTGAAAAGCGTGATAACTCCTGTATTGTGTTATAATCTACTAAAATGAGTTGATTTTGTTCAACTAACATTTTAAGTATCGAACAACCTTTTTGTTTAACACTTTTTGTTGTTCTTATTCCATTATCTGTACCTCTTCCAAATCCACCTGATATTCTTTTGCCCTGTCTACCAGCGCGTTCGGTGAATAGAAGATTTTCATAGCCGTAGTCCATTAAGAGTACATCTGAAACTTGTTCGCCAATGTCGTTAGTTTCAACTAATATAGCACCCTCATTATACATGAGCCCTATTCTATATATAATAGAGGCAAAATCAACCGGACTAATATAGTTATCTCTATATGTACAAACCTGCTTATAAGGCATTTCGGTCACATCAAATACCGTAAATGTTGAGTAGTCAAGGCCTTTTCCTCTAGATACATCAACAGTTATCACATATGCATGACCTTCCACTGGAGCTTCATATTGGTAAATGTTTTCACTTTCTACCAGTGGTTTGGAATGTAGAAGCTGTTTCAATTTGGCACCACTAATCAGCGTACCAGAGCTTCCAATAAATTCACAGCAGTATTCTTGGTTAAACTTTTCTTCATCATGGTCAAGTGCCTCGATTGTTTCCTTACGCCATTTTTCATCACGTCCTGGAACATCATACCACATCACCTTTACATATTCATAACCATTAGTCTTTTCTTCAGCACCTTTACATGTTTTCCAAAAGTGGTTTAACCCATTAGGAGTAGAAGTCATTAATAGCTTTGTAGTTTCACCAGATGAGATTGTCGGATATACCGAAGCAAAAAACTCATCAAAGCCTTCAATAAATGCCACCTCGTCAAGATAGAGGAAACTGATAGATTTACCTCTAATTGCTGATGATGTGGTCGTACCAGCATATATTTTGCAACCATTCTCTAAGGTAATATTACCTTTATTCCATTCTTCTACACCTTGTTGCATCCATTTAGGCAAAGCTTCATAAGCAAGTTGAACTCTTGAAAGAACTTCTCTTGCAGCATCACCTTTATTAGCAAGAATAGCAACTGTTTTGTGTTCATTAAATAAAATATAATGTAAAATAACTCCAACAGCTGTTGTAGTTTTTCCACTCTGTCTTGCTGTCAATACAGCAACACGTCTATTGTTTGTAATCTTTTCTGTAATATCTTTTTGATAATCATACATTTTAAGAGGCACTAGACCTTTATCAACATGTACGATTTTAATATAATTTTCTGCAAAGTATATTGGGTCCTTAGAACACTTTACAAATTCCTTTAAAAGCTCAGGCGTAAATTCAATTTCTTCGCCAGCCTTTTTAAGGTAGGTATTACCTAAGTAACCTTTATCCATCTTCTCCACTATCCTTAATCATTTTGAGTAGGTCTGCAGTGGATACAATAAGGTTATTATTTGTGACTTGTGTAGAAGGTGCTTGTTCTTCTTTTGCATATCTTTTCTTTGTTGACATTTCAACATAATCTTTGTTTGCGTCTAGTAGAGTTTTCATTAAAGTAGATACAACTTCAAATGCTCTTGGTGATTCTGATTGTTTTGCAATTTCAACCATTTCTTTAACTGCACTATCACCTAAACCAATAATATTCTCAATATTGGCTTTTGCTAATTCAATGTCTTTTAAATTTTCTTGAGCAAGTTCGTCTGCTGGAACTAATTCACCAGCTTGTTTCTCTACTGGTAAATTTGTGACTTCGTCATTTGTTGAAAATGCATTCGCCGGCAAATCGGGTAATTTATCCGGATTGAGTTCATCTAAAATTTCTTGTTTTTCTTCCTCTGCTTCTTCCAAAGGTCTCATATTTAAATGTTGTGCAATTTTATCATCACTCATAATTAGTACTCATATTTCTTTTCTTGGTCACAAACTCTCTGCCTCAAACCACTACTACTAAAACGATGGTCTCGCTTATTAAAGTAAAGGTCTATGTCTCGTTTACGGCATATGTCTTTACCAGTAAAATCTTTATCGCGATATTCCTCTCCTAATATTCGTACATGGATTGTGTACATTTCAAGAATATCTTCTAAATCTCTTTCAGTTGAATATGGGATAATTTCATCAACATAGCTTACTGCTTTAAGTTGAGTATATCTCTCAACCACAGTTTGGACAGGCGCATTTTTCTCTGGTCTGTCAGAACTTGGATCTTGTTGTAATCCACATATTAAATAATCACATTGGTCCTTAGCTTCTCTTAACATTTGAACATGTCCTGCATGTAATAGATCAAATGTGCTAGCCGTAAATCCTACTTTCATAATATAATCTCCATTTTTAAATGCTATGTTGTATTATAACATATTTTTATTATAATGTCAAACGCTCGGTGCTGTATTTGCAATTTCCGGGGCGTAATCCCAATTATCATCAAACTCTATTAAACTATAATCAATACTTAAAGCTCTATCCGTTGTAGGTTCATTATTTGCTGTCATTCCTGGTTGCACAGAATAAAACTCTTCAAATGTGGTATTTGCAAGAGTATTAGGTGCATAACGAATATCAACAAATTTAATAACTGCTTTATCTCGTTCTGGTCCGAAGAACCAACCTTTCATTGTGAAATTTAGTGTATAGAGAACACTTCTTCTTTCTTCAAAATCACCTTCATATAAATCCTCAAATGTTGTATCATTCAAGATTAAAGGTATGTCCATTGGTTCTAAACCATCAATTAATCGCACAGTACTTGTAAACTCTGGATTAAAGAATGGTAAAATTTGTTCTAATATTTTTACTGCGTCTTCATTGTATTTAGCCATAATGTACAATGAAAAATCTAAATTGTATGGCACTCCAGCATATACGAATCGTCTGCCACCACCTTCAACATCAACTCCAGTTTTTCTTACTTTTCTTGTTGGAGCAACCTTTCTATCTGGATCGTATGACATATTGGTCATTTCAAACGACATTCTTGGTAGGTTAATTGCTACACCTTTTAAAAATTTAGGATCTTGTGTAACACGAGCTAAAATCTTTTGGAAAGGAGCATATGAAATGGGCACAATCATATCCTGGATAACAGTCCCATTGTTATCTGCTCTTTGAATCTTCATTTGATTAAAATATGTACCAAATAAGGCAACATATTTTCTCAAAGTAGAATTATAAAAATAATTAGCAATTCCCATATATTACCTATGTGTCGTTAATATTAATATTTTCACTGAATGGATCTATTTCAGAGAAATCAATAATTGCATCGCCTTCTTGTTCAAATACTAAGTTACGAGCAATTGGGTCGACCTGAGCGACAGCATTGAGTGTGGCTGTATTTGATGTAAGTATTTCTCTATTAAATGCATCAAAGTATGTGTCAATATTATCACGCCCAGTTTGCAATCTTTGACCTGTGTATTCAGCCAATTCACAAGTCATATCAAATACTTGTAAAGCACCTGATTGATAGAATAGGCTTTCATCTTCAACAAATTTAATCTCAAAAATATTTTCTGATAGTGGGAAGTAAATTAAATCGCCTTCTTTTGGACGAATAATTGAACCTTCTTCTCTTGTGACAAATCGTTCGAATGTTCTATTTGCAACTGTAAGTGTCATTTGGTCTCGTATTTGTAGACCAAACTTGGATAGGAAATCACCTTCGCCTTCAAACCCATCTACATTCTTAACATAAGCTTCAAACTCAAATGTTTCGTTATATAATGGAAGGTCATCTTCATTAAATACTTTATCTAATGCTCCATCAATACGAGTAATGTAGATAATATCTACACCATACATTTTGATGCTTTCAATAACTAAATCATCAATCAGCTGTTGCTCATTGAAGTTTGAATAGTTATCGAAGAAAACATTAGTTGCCATAAATTACCCGATAAAGTTATGTGTTAAAGGTTGGAGACTTTGTATTGCTTCTTCTTCCATACGTTGTCGGTCTTCTCTCGCCTCTGCAAGAATATTTGCTCCATTAAATGTCACACCGCCGACCAATTGCATACCATCAAATTTAGTTAGATTTAATCCCCATTGTTCTCTTATTAATGCTGAAGCATAATTCTGTAACCACCTATCAGTCCATACATCGTTATAAGATGAATCGTCAATAATATCATACGCCTCTACAATAACATAATTACCTACGGTTAGTGCACTTTTATCTGCGTCTATATAAAGTCTATTAACATGTTTATTGTAACGAATCATCGGTTTACCTACTAACATTTCTTGTAGGAATTCCAAATGTGACATTGCCATATAGTAATTTGAAACATTATAACCAGTAATATCTTCTAAATTATTAAGTACAAATTGATATTG